GATCCCAACAGAACACCTGCATCAGCTACCGAAGTTGCAGAACGTATGGCAGATCTGTCTCGTAAGATAGGATCAGCATTTGGCAGACTGCAATCTGAGATGGTGCAACCATTATTACAACGAGTTGTCTACATATTACAGAAGCAGGGTCGGATAGAAATGCCGACAGTTAATGGTAGAGAAGTAAAGATTCGTAGTGTTTCTCCCCTAGCACAAGCACAATCCAATCAGGATATTGTGTCACTGAATAGATTTCTACAAACTGTGGCAGGATCATTCGGTCCTGAGATTTTGAATATATTAATATCTTCAGAAGAAACTGCATTGTATCTAGCCAAGAAGTTTGGTGTACCTGATAACTTAATAAGAGATGCAGACGAAAGACAGCAGTTAGTACAGATGGCACAGCAAGTACAACAGATGCAAAAACAAGGAGAGTTACCAAATGCCTCAACACTTGGGGGTTGATGGATACCCTAGATCCAAAGAACAAGACGAACAAATTTCAAAAGTAATAGAATCAGTTTTTAAAACTCCAAATGGAATGGAGATGTTACAGTATTTAAAGTCAGTAACTATCGAAGCAATCAGTGGTGCTAATATATCTGATGCAGAACTTAGACACCTTGAGGGTCAAAGATATTTAGTGGCTTTAATAGTCAAGCGAATCAATCATGCAATGAGGTTAAAACAATGAGTGAAGAACAAGTCACACCAACAGAATCAGCTACAGATACCCCTACAGAAACCACTGCACCTCCAAGTGTTACTGAGTCTGTAGCTGAACCAAATAGACCAGACTGGTTAAATGAGAAGTTTGAAACTGGAGCAGACTTACAAAAGTCATATGATGAACTGGCATCTAAACTTGGTAAGAACAAAGAAGATGTTAAGAGTGAGGTATTGCAGGAACTAGAAACAGAAGCATATGCTAATAGACCTGCAACTGCAGGTGACTATCAGATACCTGAGATATTAGATGAAGGTGAAGCCGCAACTAATCCACTTCTTAAATGGTGGGCAGATTATTCATGGGATAATGGTTTGTCACAAGACGAGTTTAATGAGGGTATAGCCAAATGGGCAGAGCATACTGGTAGCACTCAACCTGATCTTGAAGCAGTTAAGAAAAGTCTAGGTGACAATGCCAACTCAAGAGTAGAAGCTACTCAGTTATTTGTGAATAAGTTTTTTCCTGAAGATCTACGAGATGCAGTGGCAGAACTTGGCACAACTGCAGAGGGTATCAAAGCATTAGAACTTATACAAAGATCAATGCAACAGACAAATGTAAATGCACAAGCATCTGCTCCTGCAAAAACAACTATTGAAGATCTTATGACAAAGATGAAAGATCCTAGATACTTTGATCCTGCTAGACGAGATAAAGCATATGTACAAGAAATAACTGATGGCTTTAAGAGAATTTAGTGGTGAGGGTATCTATGATGGATATCCTATAGTCAAAGCTAATGCAAGTCATGTAAATCATCTGCAAAATAATCTACGAGATAGTGATGTAAGGGAGTGCATTATACATGGTGCAACTCCTTTCCGTGCGTTGATGGCAGGTTTAAGAGAACCAAAAGGTGAAAGCTATACTGTTATTGTTAATAGAAGACCTGCTTTAATATTTGGTTGTAGTCCTATATGTGACAATATGATTGGAAAAATATGGGCATTAGGATCATATGACATCAATAAAATACAGAGAAAGTTTCTCAAATGGTGCAATCCAGTCGTAGATTATTACCAAAAACAATATTATCAGCTTGAAAATGTAGTACCTGCAGACCATGCACATACGTTGGCATGGCTTGATTTTGTTGGGTTTGAGATACTTGATCCACCAGTTATGGTCAATGGTTTTCAGGTTTTGCGATTTGTACGTTGCAAAGGTAAAGAAATTTTGGTAAACAAAGAATATAGCCCAGTTGTTAGCTGATAGCCCTTACGGATAACTAGATGAAGCTAAGATGGATAACTTGATAAAATGTAATATTAACTTTTAAGTGGAGAACGTACTATGGCTAATACAATAGACACAGCCTTTATTACGCAGTTCGAGACTGAAGTTCATTTAGCTTATCAGAGAATGGGTAGTAAATTAAGAAATACTGTCCGTACTGTAGCGAATGTGAGTGGAAGTACAGCACGATTCCAAAAGATCGGCACTGGTACTGCATCAACTAAATCAAGAAACGGACAAGTAACACCAATGGAATTGGCACACACCACAGTAGATGTGAGTATGTCTGACTTCTATGCGGCAGAATTTATCGATAAGTTAGATGAAATCAAAACCAACATAGATGAAAGACAAGCTATCGCAACAAGTGCGGCAGCGGCTCTTGGTCGTAAGACTGACGAGATTTTATATACTGCTATGGACTCAGGTGCAAATTCAACTCAATTACATGACACAAGTTCTGCAGTAGAGAAAGCAGACTTGCTGAGTGCATTTGAAACCTTTGGTACAAATAACATACCTGAAGATGGTGGCAGATATATTGCTATGCACCCAAAGGGATATGCTGACTTATTTTTAATTAATGAGTTTGCATCATCTGACTTTGTTGGTGAGCAGAACTTACCATTTGCAGGTGGCATGAGTATGAAAGAATTTTTAGGATTCAAGATATTTTCTACTGCGGCAATCACTGCAGGTAAGAATATGGTCTATCATACGACTGCTGTTGGATTAGGTATAGGTGCTGACGTAAGTACAGAAATAAACTATATACCTGAGAAAGTATCACACTTAGCAACCTCAATGATGTCAATGGGTGCTGTTGTTATAGATAACAATGGTATCTTTGAACTTCTTGACAACAATTAATAGGAGGGAAAGATGGCTTATAGTGCAAGTGGCTTACACAGAATTGGTGGAGCAAGTGGTGTAAATCTATGGATTTATCAGACTACAGATGCAATTGCCGCAGTTAACTCTGCAGGTTATTTCACTGGTGAATCTGTAAATATGTTAAATGTTCGTGACTTAGTAATAGTACAAGATACGAATACACCAACAACAAACTTTGTAACTGTCTTATCAAACAATGGTACTACTGTAGATGTTTCAGATGGTACTGCTGTTGCAGAAACAGACGGAGATTAGGAGTAGGGGGAGCAATCCCCCTAACTTTATATGGCAAGTACAGTAGCAAACTCGGCAATAGATATTGCATCAAGAGCCTTAGTTTTGATTGGTGCAGAGCCTATTACTTCATTTGACTCATCTAGTACAGAAGCATTAGTAGCTAGTAATATGTATGAGGATACAGTTCGAGCTATGTTGTCTACTGCAAGATGGAGATTTGCTACAGAACAATCAATACTAAATCAATTATCAGATGTGCCTACTGGTAGGTTTGATATTGCTCATCAATTACCTAGTAATCTTTTAGTACTACATGGTGTAACTATAAATGATAGATTGATTGAGTTTACAGTTTATGGTGACAAAGTATTTAGTGACAGTACAACTGCAGATACTTTGGTAGCAGATTTTACATTTAGAGCAGAAGAAGTAAACTTTCCAAGTTACTTTTCATTGGCATTGCAATACTCACTAGCATCTATCTTTGCTACATCTATAGCAAGAGATGATAGACTTATGCAGTTAATGGAAACAAAAGCCAATCAACTTATGGCTAAAGCAAGAAATATAGATGCACAACAACAGACTACAAGAAAGTTATCTACATCAAGATTTATAAGTAATAGGAGAAGTTAAATGGCAAGAGTACGAGTGCCATTAAATAACTTTCAGTTTGGAGAGGTTAGTCCATCACTTACATCAAGGACAGATACAAAGGTTTATACAAATGCCGCAGAGCAGGTAAGAAACTTTTTTATAAGATCAGAAGGTGGTTTAAAGAAAAGAACTGGTACAAAAAGATTAGCAAACTTTGGTAGTAATCCTGCCTTTACAGCATTGGCAAGTTTAAGACAAAGTGTAAGAATAGAACCATTTATATTTTCAGATGATGAAAAATATATAATAGCATTTAGTAATACAAGAATAGAGATATTTCAAATCAGTCCTACTGATGGAACAGTGTCATCTATTCAGTCACTTACAAGTCAGACATGGTTAGTCAATACAACATCAGCATCTTATCTTGAAGAGATTACCTTTGCTCAACAAGGCGATCTTATGTTTATCTGTCACAATACATTCCAGACAAGGATACTGGAACGTACTGGTCTTACAACATTTACAGTATCTACATTTAACTTTGATACATCAAGAGATGGTAATGATATATTTCAACCATACTTTAGTTTTCAACCACTAGGTATGACTATGGCTTGTAATGCCACTACTGGTACAAGCAAGACATTAACTGCAAGTGCTGATTATTTTGTATCAGGTCATGTTGGTGTTGATCTATTGATAGGTGAAACTCGTTGCAGAGTTACTGCAGTAGCAAGTGCTACATCTGCTACTATAGATATTGCAGGTACATTGAGACAACAACTAGAAATAGATAGTATAAAAACATTTGAAGGTAGTGGCACAGTAAGAGTGACAAAAGCCTTGCATGGTTTGGCTACTGGAGCATCTATTACAATAGAAAGATCAGGTGCAGTTGGTGGTATTGCTAATAGTAATATCAATGGAAGCAGATCTATAACTGCTGTTCCTGATGAAAATACATTTGAATTTACTGCAGGTGGTAGTGCTACT